CCTTCATGCATTGCATCCTCAACAACGCATCCTGTATCTAGATTAGCTTTTGCTAATCCCTCACTGCATCTATCCACTAATTCGTGGTAGGCAGTAGGATGATATTTTGAACCAACAACACCATTTGGTATTGGTAATTCGTGAGTGGTATTCCAAACTTGAGAGTAGTTCTCAATTTCTTTGAAAGTTTCTCCATCAGCTTGTTGATGAAAGATAGGTTTTAATCCCACATCAAATTTATATTTNTCATCTAATGCTAGTGGATTAGTAGATTGNNCGTCATGTAGTTTTATAATGTTAGTCATAGGTGTTGCCCCTCCATAGAGCATTTATGTCTAATGAAAAGAGAGATGGGAGGGAGTCATTATTCCCATCTCTCGGTGAATAGATATCTTTGGGTCTATAGCCCAAGATAAGTATTCAAGATTACTCGGATCGAGTAATCTAAAATATTTATCGACTGCTAGTAATCTGTGCTTAATTGTAATGGAATAATTCCACGCTTATAAAACCATGAAATTAATTTGGAGTATGTATTGCCATGAATATTTGGTTCATAACAATCCATGACTAAATCGTAAACTTCGTCTTGGTCTTTAGTTTTATAATCTAGCATTACTGTTGCACCTTCCTCCAAACTTCCCCAACAATGCACAATTCCAAATTTTCTTTTTACTTTAGTTATCTTATGATTACCCATTCCTGTGTGCCTCCTTATAGTTATTTAAATTTATAGTGAACTGCACCATCTTTAAATTGAGTCTGAGAAATTAATGGATGATACTCAACAAAAAATTTCTCTCTTGATACCTTATGTTTAAAAGCATCAAAGAAATATATATTGCCATCATCCTGTAATTCTTCGAATGACTCCATGTACATAACTCCATCGAGTATATATCCTTTACACAATGCATTACCGAATGCCTCGAGATGGTCTCTTTGTAAATATTTTTTACTCATTGTTAACTCCTAACTGAATACTAAAAGTATTCATGAATGCCCAAACTTAGTGAGCATTCAAAAATACTTTAAAATAAAATTGCAATTCAATCTCAGCGTCTCTCTAGATATTGTCATTTGGACTGACAACACGATTGGTTCGACCTATTGCAAATCTATGAGTCATCAATATGGAGTCTGTACTCATAGTGCCGATGCCACGATTTAAAACTTTAGTTTTCTTTCTTATGCTAAATGTAAATCGCTTGAATTAAATCCATCTAAAATTTCTACTGAGTGTCTAAAAACTTTCTCAGACTTTAAAGAAAAAATAGAGTCACTTGTTACTTCGTTCACAAATGAAATTCGGCTATTCAAAAACATACCATTTTATCTCACACCTACACTCCATTTGCAACAACTAAATTCAATGCCTTATAACCTTATATATCAACAATAATAAAAGGTTCTTAAAATGTTCTCTACTAATTAGTGTCTAAAAATGCATAAATAAATAGTATCATGGCACGAGATAGGTCTATAACAACTGATGACATCAAACAGTATTATTTTAAAATGCCACGCAGTCATAGAAGCATTAGAAGATTGCATAGTGAACTAACAGAAAAATTTCCCAAAAAAAAAATACCATCACTCGCAACAATATTTAGACATAGTAAACAAGAGGGATGGATACATGAGGCAAACATGGTAGATGTAAAAACAAATGAAAAAACTTTAGACAAGATTGCAGAAAAAAAATCAATCGAACTAACTGACCTAACAGACAAATTAAAAGCGACATCCAATGAAGCATTACAAAAAGTTTTAACAGCATTGCAGAGTGGTGTTGTTAGTGATTTAGAAAAACCTAGTGACCTGTTGAACATGACAAAGGTAGGAGTAGAAAGTTCTAAGTTAGCAAACCTGTTAGAAGGTAATCCCACATCAATCAGTGGTAATGTTTCAATTGATACAGATGATGTTGTTGCATTAAAAAAACATATAGCAGATTTGTATCAGTCAATTAATGATGACCTCTACATTAGACAACAAGAAGAGACAGTTAAAAAATTAAATTAATGAACTGCAATTGCTATTGTATTCCTAAATGTTGCGAACTACAAAATTGCACAGAAGAAATTTGCAACTGTAAAATAAAATTACAGGAAGACCAATCAGACTTAGAAATAGAATTTATAACAGAAGAGATAACTCTTCACTGAAGAACTCTACTGCATGGACTGTTAAAGAAACAATCCAATACAGTAGAACAAGATAGACTAGTTAAGAGTACGAATAAGAGTCTTAATCTTTTTGATGGAGTCTAACTCTTTGACATACTCATTGTTAACTTTACTAACAAAGACATAATCCAATAAAACAATTCTGCCGATAGCATCTACTAAAGATAATTTTCGGAGAGATGTATTGGTCTCATCATGTCTCTTAACAATAGATACTTTAGTCTGCATATCACTAATACGTTTAGCATCATCAGACTTTAACCACTTGTCTAATTGAACAAGTATTTCTTTATCACTAATCATTGTTTAATCCTTTCGATATAGTGTTCATAGTTATGTGTAAGATTAGTCTCCATTATGGAAATCAAACTTACATATTAGTGTGTATAAAAGTATCTGAATATTCCAATATAAAGAGCATAGAGAGATAACTAAATGCTTTAGAGTATGATTGGATAAGACACTTTATTGCTGACAGATTGAGAGCAGTAAATATATTCAGTCTGCTATTATCTCCCTGTCTTATTATATTAGTTATAACTACATATCATTCCTAGTAATTACAGGAATATAAGAGAGAGCATAGTAGGTTATGTACTGATTACTGCATTCATTCCTATAAGATATATTATGCAACAATACGATATGTCACTCAATACTATCATCACTCCCCTACCCTACTGTATTACTCGCTTTACTAGGGCGTTTTTCTGACATACTGTATAATTGACCCCCCACCCCCCTGTTTGCTCGACTTACCTAACATCCATACAAGGGCTAGTGACATACCATAGTAGCAGAGATAACCCCCACCCTATTACTATAGACCATGGGGTATATTTATATATACTGATAGCATGGATGATACAGCACTCAAGGCTGATGGTTTCGATGATGCCATCATGGGATACGCTGGTAGATGTGGACTACACGATGTTCTGCTCTACAGCACAAAAAAGATTATAGATACGCTAATGGAGCGAGATGGTATGACCGATGAGGAAGCCATTGAGTTCTTCGAATTTAATATAAAGGGAGCTTACATGGGAGAGGGAACACCCCTCTACTATGATGACTTAGCCATTGAGAATACCAGAGACAACTGAAGAGAAGATAGCTCAGCTACAGCTTCTTGTTGGTAAAGTAAAAGATTTAGAGTCAAAGCAAGGTGCTCGCACTGGTCTGCTGGGGTATGCAAAATCCCAGATGGACAACTATAAGACCCCTCCACACATTGTGAAGCTGGCAGAGAAGCTAGAGGCGGTAGAGCGTGGTGATGTCAAGAGACTCGCCATATTCATGCCACCCAGACACGGCAAATCTATTCTGACCTCAGAATTTTTTCCCGCATGGTATATGGGCAGGAACCCCGATAAGTATATTATCTGTTCCACATACGCTCAGGACCTAGCGGATGATTTTGGTCGTAAGGTCAGAAACCAGCTTCAGGATGGTAACTATGGCGAAATTTTTCCCGACACGCAGCTATCAACGGACTCAGCTAGTGTTCGAAGGTTCCACACGACAAAGGGTGGAGTCTACTACGCTGTGGGTGCGGGTTCTGCCATCACGGGTAGAGGTGCACACTTACTACTGATAGACGACCCGATTAAAGGTCGTGAGGAGGCGGACTCCAAGGCTATGAGGAAGAACCTCTTAGACTGGTATCGCTCCACCGCCTATACAAGATTAATGCCGAATGGCAGTGTTATCTTAATTCAAACGAGATGGCATGAGGATGACCTCGCTGGATGGGTACTCAAGGAGACGGGACACGAGGGCTGGGACATAGTTGAGTTTCCAGCTATATTAAACGATACCGCAGCTGATATGCTCGGTCTCAAGGAGGGCGACCCACTATGGGAGGAAGCCTACCCGCTGGAGAGATTAGAAGAGATTAAGAAGACCGTAGGAACACGGGAGTGGACATCGCTCTACAACCAGACTCCCTCGGTGGAAGAAGGAAACGTCATTAAGAGATGGTGGTGGAAGTATTGGAAACGAGACCAGCTACCAGACATACAGTACAAGATACAGTCTTGGGATACCGCCTACACAGCGAACCAGAACTCCGACTACTCTGCGTGTACAACGTGGGGTGTATTCTCTGGGGAGGGCGGGTATAACCTAATTTTACTCGACTCGTATCGAGAACGCCTGACGTTCCCTGAATTGAAGAACGCAGCGATAAGTCTGTACAATACGCACCAGCCTGATAATATTCTAGTCGAGGCGAAGGCGAGTGGACTGTCACTGGTACAAGAGTTAATGAGAACGGGAATACCTATTACACCTTTTAATCCGAAGCGTATGGATAAGCTGGCGAGAGTTCACGCCATCACGCCATTATTCGAGAGCGGAAGGATTTGGGCACCCGACACGGATGAAACCGAAGCAGTGGTATCTCAGTGTGCGGCTTTCCCTAACACAAAGCATGACGACCTAGTTGATTCTCTATCGCAGGCGTTAATTAGATTGCGTAAGGGCTGGATGGTTAGCCACCCCCAAGACGCACAGATAGAGGAAGCGACAGGACCGAAGGGAAGTTATTGGCAATGAATGAATCACTATTAGAATCAGTTAAGAGACACGAGGGTTTTCGTGACCAGGTTTATCTGGATACCCTAGGAAAGCGAACCGTGGGCTACGGGCATCTCTGTGTGGAAGACCACTGGGAAGACGGCAAGGTATACGAGAGAGACTATCTCGAGGAGATACTGAAAAAAGATTTACAGCACGCAGTAGATACGGCAACGTATATGTGTGAGAAGACAGAGATAAACGAAGAAGGACAAGACATAATAACGGAGATGGTTTTCCAGCTAGGCGGGAATGGTGTCTCTAAATTTAAAATGATGTGGGAGGCTCTCAAGGCTAGCCCACCAAACTACACAGAGGCTTCAATCCAGATGCTCGATAGTCGTTGGGCAAAGCAGACCCCCAACAGGGCAAATGAGATGGCGGAGCACATGAAATCATTAGGAGGATAAGGATGATTAAATTTTTAACTAAAACTTTACTTAAAGGAACAGGTCTAGGATTAACAATAAAAGAACTTAACGATTACAAAAGAAAAATGGATGCAAAGGGAAAAGACCCTTTTAGTCCAAAAGTTTTTATTAATGAATATGGTAAACCCTTGTATGATAAATTAAAAAACGTAGTCGATAAAACTGTGGAGGGAAAAGCTATGGGCGGAATGATGGAAGCCCGTAAAAAAGGCATGGGTCTTAAAATGGCTAACGGTGGAGATGCTAAGTTTCCAGACTTAACTGGAGACGG